TATTGTTATTAATAAAGCTTCGTTAGCTGCGTGGTCTACATTAGCTGCGATTGATAAAACCTCAAGAGCTGCTGTGTCTGTTTCAATAGCTGTTAATGTGGTTTCTAAGGTATCTATTATAGTATCTAGTTGTCCACCATTTGCTATATCTACAAACAAAGCTCCTGATGCATTCATTTGAAATGGTACATAATCTCCGTCTGTTCCACCTAGAGCTGCTAATGCGTCATTTCGTACACCTAATATAAATTGTCCTGTATCTAAATCAGTATGTTGAGAATCCTCAGCGTACTCTGAACCAGATACAATATCTACTTTTATACTATCATTAGAAATATTTAATACTTTATTAAGTACTTCGTCTGCTGAATATCCTCTTAAATCGGTAGCCATGATTAACCTCTATAAACTATTGCGGTATCGTTAGCACCAATAGTAATTGATGACCATCTACCATAAATTGTACAACCTTCTGGAACTTCAACAGTTGATAAACTATCTCCTAATTCAGTATCAACAGAAACTGCTGTTACTGTACCACTTGCAGTATTATCTGCAATTACTTCAGTACCAACTAATACTGTAATAGCGACATAAGTATGAGCATTAACAGTAGCATTATTTACTATATCCCATCCTCCTTGTCCTAGTTGAAGACTTATTCCTTCTTGTGCTGTATATGCATTTAATCCCATTTTTTTCTCCTAATTTTTATCCTAAATCTTCCCACTTACCAGAACTTTCATCTTGTTGACTTGATGCAAATGTATCGGTATAAGCCATTGTATCTTCCCAATTATAATCTATACCTTCCCAACCTAAAAATCCAAACTGCATTAATTCATTTCCTAACCAAGCCGCTACAATTTCACCACTTGATTGTGTCCAAGTAGCGGTTATTTCTCCTGAAGAAGAACTCCATGTAGTTGCTATTTCTCCTGAAGAATGTGTCCAAGTTGTAGCCATTATTTAACCGCAAATGGAGATATTGGATAAGTATTAAAAACTTTTCTTTTATTACTTTGGTCATCAGAAACTTTTTTCCAAAATTCTTTCATGTAATATTCTTTCTTTTGAATATCACCTTGACCATCAGATACCATAGCTTTAAGATAATCAACTGTAGCTAAACTTAACATTCTAGTTAAATTTACATGGTCAGCTTCATCTGGTGTAGTTTGATTAGTAAGTGTTGGTTCGTCATTACCATTTAATTCATTTGGGTCATTACTTACAAAAGGTTCTATAAAAGCAGTACCTTCAAATCTTAATCCATTTGTAATAGTTTCATCAGGGTATATTAATTGTTTACCATAATATTCATCAGGTAAAGATATTCTAATACCAGCTAATGTATCAGTATGACTATTACTTTCTACATACTGCCATAAGTGTAGATTTCTACCAACAACTCTATAGAACCAATTTTTATGTGTATCGTAACTCATTCTGTGTCTGTGTCTTCAGTTACTATTGGACTGTGTGTTAACCTTCTAATTCTTTTGTACTTTGAATCTGTCGTATCTTTAATAGATATGCTATCTAATTTAATCATATTTGCTGGAAAAGGATAGGCTCTTTGTCCATCTGTGATATTTGTTTTCCATGTAGCAACATTTACATCTACTTGAGATTGCATTAAGTGTATAGCATCTTTAACAAATGCTACAGCAAGTTTGGTATTCTTCATACCTGAGCGTTCCATCATTTCTAGTATTGTCATTATGTAAAATTCGCTACTTCTACAGCTGCAACATCTCCATCATCACTCATAGTCCATGTTTCATCTGATGGTTTTGGTAAAAAAACAGCTTCGCCAGGAGCTAGTTGTATTGTAATTGCTGAAGACGATGTAATAATTACATTATCTGTATTTACAGTTGTTCCTACATTATCTGTTTTAGCTGCATCAAAATCAAATCCAGTATGTTTTATCCATATTCCATCTGAACTTGAACTAGCTACAGTTCCACCTCCACTTGTTACTGTTGTTGGTACTCCAGCATTCCATTCAGTAGTATCATTTCCAGCCCAAACCGTACTACCATTTCCACCACCTAATGATTTTCTAAAATTAGAAGAAATAGTTTCCGTTTGTACAGGCCCTCCATCTGCTGATGCAGCGGTTGATTCTACTGGAGTTACTGAAACAGCAAAGTTTATTCTTGCCATATTTTAAGCTCCTTGTTGTTGAGCGGTTTGAGACGCTATTGTTGCGCCAATTATTTTTGAATTATTTTGAATATACATATTTATTTGAAGACTAAACATTTCATAATATTTAGATGAAGATTGTATATAATGATTTAATTTTGATGAATAAAGAGATAAATTATTTTGATACTTTTGAACTTCTTTACCTATTTCTTGTTGATATGCTCCTAGTTCAGCATTATACTTTTGTATTTTTGCAGAATATTCTTGTACATCTTGTTGAAAATCTTGTATTGCATTTTGTAATGCAATTTGTATATCTTTATTAAGATTAGTACTTTTTACATTTAAATCACTTTGAGCATTTTGAATAGCTTCTTGTATTTCTTTTTGAAAATTTTGAGCTTTACGTTGAACATCTTCCTGATAAACTACATTTTCTTTATTAAATTCATTTAACTCATTTTGAATATCTTGTCCAATTTTACTTGTTTGTAAACCAATATTTGCTTGATACTCTCCAAGTTCATGAGATAATCTTCCTAATTGTCCTTGAGCTAATTCTATATCTTCTTCAGTTTCTAAAAATGTTTCAAATTGAGTTATATCAAAACTTTGAACTGGTGTAGTAAAAGTTGGTTTAGTATAAGCTGGAGCTGTTGCAGATAAACTAGCCATATCAGATATTGAAACAAGAGGTTGTACAATATCACCCACACTTACATCTGTATAAGTAAAACTTGGAACTGAAGGTGTAGAAGGAGCAACTGCATTTATTGTTAAGTCGGATGGAGCAGCTCCAGTAGCTAATTTATTAAATTCAGAAGAACAAGAATGATAAACAACCGCACTTCTTAAATCACTATCATCATCTATATTTGCATAATCTACATAAGTTACAATAACAGTTTCACTATCAGAAGAGTCAGGTTTACAAACTATTGAATTACTAGATGTAATATAATATGATGGAAAAGTTTCTGTAGCAGCATTAAGACTAGCAGAATTTCCAATAAATCCTTTCATAGAAGAAGGTACTTCATAAGCACTAAATCCATTTCTTGCAACATCTAAAATAGAATCACTAGCATAAGGTAATGTTACAGTTGTTGGACTACTATCTCCACCATGAGTTCCAGGCACAGTATCACTACCAGCCCATTTTAATAATTCTTTTGGTATACTTGATACAATAGCTTTTTGAGCACTTACAATAAAATCATCAGATGCACCATGAGCAGTTACTCCTGTGATTGATACTATTTCCGTAGATATATTTGTTGTTGCCATAAATTTTTCTTTTTTAAGGAAGACCCTCTCTCGGAAGAAAGGAAGCAAAAAACCAAAAGAGGGTTAAGCCTTCCTAATTTAATCGTAATTACTTACGATATAGTCATGTGGTCTGCATCATGTTCCATTCCAGAAACATAGAAGTTACTTCCATCACATATTAACTCTGCCCAATCTCCTGCCGCATTACCTGAAGCCCACGTGAGCTCGTCTACTCCTGTTTCGGATGATTCAGCCGCAGCACCATCTGCGGACACAATCATGCCAATCAAAGTATCTTCAGCGGAATTTGGGATTACCTTAACAGTACCACTACCAGTATCTGAACAGATAAACCTAGCAGTCCAACCAGCTCCTGCCTGAGCAGCAGTTGGAAGGGTTATGCTAAAAGTTCCATCTAAGTCAAGTGTAAACACTTTTCCAGAATCACTAGGGTCTAGTGTTTTAGCTGCTGAGATATTCTCAACAACTGTTCCACCATAACTAGCTCTTGAACCTAATTTAGCCATACCTTACTCCTAACTTGTTACTACGGTTGTTACCATGTGACCAGTTAGTGTTGGAGCGTCGATTTCACTAATTAGATTTCCACTATACACAATCAAGTTTGCTTGACCAGTATAGTAAAAGTCCATTACAGTTCCACCAGTTCCACCAGCAGCAGCTACAGTATCTAGATTAAATCTAATAGATTTAAATCCATCACCTACATCACCAATACAAGAAGCATGGTCAGCGGCTCCGCCAACAGCTTCATTTGTATCACCTACTGCAGTTGCACCACCAATAAGGTTACTAGTTACACAACCAACAGCGAAATCATCAGCTACAGCAATACCTATTACTACTCTAATATGCATTCCTGCATTAGATGTAGTCGCTTCTGGGAGTCTACAGTAAGTACCATCGCCTTGAGCTGCGGTTATTACAACAATCTTATCGCCTTCGGTTTCACCACTTAAATCCATATTACTTGCAGCTGTGTTCATTAAATGAACTCTACTAGTAAAGGATTTTATAGCTTCATCGACAGCGCCGTCATCTTTATTTTGTCCGTAAATTGGATTAGCCATAATTCAATCTCCTATCTTAAGACCAGTAAGCATGGGATTCAGGCATCTGAAACTCCATACCGGCCTCGGTTTGAATTAAGTCAACTCTTCGGTCAACGCCACTATTTTCTAAGGTCTGTACACCAACATAGATTGCTGTATCACGATTAAGTCCATTACCAACTAATGGTCGGTAAGAAACATTCTTCATATTAACAGCTAGAATCTTAATAGGTGAACCATCTAGGTGAATGTTACGAGTTACGTTCATATCTCCAAAAGGAGTACTAATCGTTGTAACATCTGCCCCAAATACCTTCTTTCGTCCTACCAATGCCATATCAGCTCTAAGGTTAGGTGAAATCTCAAGATTGTTTGAGAAGTAACCACTTAGTTTATGCAACCAATTATAGGTTTGCGTATCCACAAAGAACAATGTTGCGTTAGCATTATTGTATCGTGGGTCTAAGAAATTACTCAAATCATCTAAGAAGTCATCTTGTGTTTTTGACGCGTGAGTCAAACTAAACACATTACCATAAGTTGATATAAAATCAACAGCACCTTGAGTATACCATTCATCTCCTGAATCGTATTGTGAACCAAACAATATAGATTGTTCTATATCATATTTGTGTTCAATTAGCTTTTCTCTCCAAATTCGAGCGTATTCATTTGGTTCATACTTTAGTACGGTAGCACGAGTCGTGTTATCCATAGCCATAGCTGTTTTCCAAATTTGGGTACGACCAAAAGCGGTTGAAAAAGGTTGGTCTTTCCATGTTTCAGGGAAACCAGAACCTTGTGAATGAGAATTACCAATTACATATACTCTTGATTGCTCTAGACCATTAGAGGAAGTTGTACCTGCTATAGATGTACTATAAGTACTGTCACCAACTGGTGTGTTTACACCAAGTGGGCCAGCATAATAATCATCACCAGCAGTTTTCGTTTTAACAACTGTACCTTTAATAATCGCAGCTTCACCATGAGTATGAAGTGTAGGTGGTGAAGTAGCTTCGTCTTGTAACGTAACTTGTTCAACACTAACAACAGCATATGATTTTACACCACCAGCGGCAGAGTCAGAGAAATTAATCTTTAACATTTGTCCTGGCATATAAAATGCTGGTTGTGTGCCATCAGCACCGATTACTATTTCTTGACCACTTTGACCATATACATTCTGACGATTACCGCCTGATTTATAATCTGTAGCAAGTTTAACGTAAACTGTATTTCCAGCTGTCTCATACTTATCGTATTGGGTTGTAGCATTAGTAGATTGATTTTCTACAAAAGTAGTACCATTATTACTAAATGCTGTAGCGTATGCGTATCTTTTATGAAAAGACCCTCTTCGCTCTGTGAATTTAAACTCTGGGTCATCCGTTGGTTTCTTCGCTAGTTTTGATACGAAACGAAAGAATGGGTCTTGAGCTATTGCTAGTTCAGATACCCTTTCACCGAAATCATATTTTCTACGAAGTGTGCCAGTATCTAGACTAGTTCCTAATCTAGAACCAGAACTTCCACTAGCGACATCAGCAACGGCATCCAGCGTGAATAAATCTGCCATTTTACTTATCTCCTATTTAACATTCTTAATTATGTCTTTGTTAAATAGTTAAAAAATCAACTTTTAACCAAAGACGTTATCCAGTTTTTGGTCAATACCTAGTAAAGTGTCAAATACTTGGTCATCTTGAGATTGTTCAACAGGAGCACTACCAGCAGTAGCTAATGAACGAGGTTGTTGTTGTACTTTTTTCATCTGAGTAGCAACTTGGTCTCTTGCGTTATCGGCAATATTAGACTCTCGTTCTTTTCTCTTCATTAAATAATAAATATCATCTAATTCTAGAGATTTATTTTTAGCAAAATCAACAAAAGTAGACCATTCATTTTCAGTCATATCTACTTTTGATTTAAAGGCAGTTTCTCGTGCAAGTCTTTGGTTTTCTGTTTTCTGTTTTCCTAACTCATTGTTAAGTCTACGTTGAACAATACCATCAACTGTTGCCCCAAATACTTTTGCTGAATCTGACTTTGGGTCAGAAAAAGCATCATCTGGGTCAAATGAAAAATCTTCAGGAAGTTCCATGTTTTGAGCCATACTTTCTGGTGCTTGACCACCACCCTCAAAATAATTTCTCACATGAGTAATTAAATTAGGGTCTTCCCTCATTGCATCGAGGATTGGCATATATGGTTCTATTTCGGTTAGCTTGCCATTTAGGCGTTTAGCTTCACGACTTGAATCACTATACCTTTTTTGCAAAGCGTCTTCGCCTTGCTCTTGAACTCCGCTGGGGCTCGCTGATGTATTATCATCTAAATTTTGCGAGGTTGACTGCGAATATTCGCTATCTATTATACCTCCGTTAACGCTATTATCTAAAGATTCAAAAAAATCTCCAGACTCTAAATCGTTAAGGTCTTGGACATTACTTTCAGGGGCTTCTTCTAGAGAAGCGTTGCTTACTTGTTCTTGTGCCATGTTTTATCCTTTTATTCGTTTTTTCAATTTAATGCAGAAATAAATATAAAAACAACTAATCTTTTGTTATGCAAGATTTAATTTTTTTACTCCAAATATATCCATTTTTACATTTTCTATTGCCACCTTTTTCTGGGTGGTCTTTATTATGTTTAGCTCTAGTCATAACTTTAAGATTAGACTTATTGTTATTTTTTTTATTACCATCTTTATGATGAACAACTTGTTCACTTTTAGCATTTGTTTTGTTTCTATAATAAGTCTGACTACTTCCATCTACCCATCTTCCATTAGAACTACCTTGCCTAGACATACTAGGATAACTTTTTTTAGTCCAAGCCATTATTCAGTTTCTTCTTGAGGTGGCATTCCTTCTGGGTTTTGACTAGCTGTTTGTTTCATTAAATTTCTAAGTAATTTTTGTTGGGATTGAGTTTCTAAGACACCTTTTCTTACTTCATTAGATGCTTCTCCAACTTTCATTTTAATACCAGCTTGTACTAATTGACGTTGTAAAGTTTCAATAGTTCCATCTTTATCTTTCATAGAATCTTGAAGTGAAGAAAGTTGACCTTGAAGTTGAGAATACATTGATTTTCTTTCAATAATTTTATCTTTATTTCTTATATCAGTTTCTCCTATCATAGCAATATCATCAATTAATCCAGCTTGAAACCACCTAAAGTATTCTTCTAATAATGCCCATCTATTAATTGGCATTGTAGTACCAGCTATAATTCTTA